ACTTCCGAGTACTGACTCAAGCAGTGCTTGGGTCTGCGGTTGGCCCACGATACACCTCCCCCAACATCAAGAGGAGGCGGGGCCTCTGTGTGCTAACGGATCTCACCGTCCACAAAGACCCCGCCCACCTCACGTACTTGATGGCCGTGAAGTTCTCCAGCGCATAGGCATCTGCAACAACACTGATGGTCGTCTGGAAACTGTTCTCAGTGAGAATGTTGTCTCCAAGCGACATCGATTGCGTGTTCTGCATGACATTCCCGTAGTACTTTCGCTCCGTGATCTGGTCTTCCCAGATCCCAGGACGCTTTTCCACGGAGAAGCCAAAGCCGATTCCGCTAAAGAACCGCATCTAGCCTCCTATTTTGACGTTCGAGCTCAGCCCGCGTTCTCGAAGGTCCAGCTGTTCTCGCTCGTGGCGAAGTACGAGCCGGCCGCCGGGGTGGCCTCGATGACGACGCTCTCGCCCTCGGCCAGGACGACGGTCGCACCGCCGGCCAGGGTCGCACCGGTGTCGGTACGGGTGTAGACCGAGTCAGCGTCGTTCGGAACGGTCACCGTGTTGGTGGCCGCGTTGTAGCTCGGAGCGGTCGGCTCAGCCAGGACAGCGGTACCGGCCGAGCGACGCACGACCAGAGCCGACTTGTACTTGGTGAGAGCGCCCGAGCAACGGGTCTCCAGCAGGTACTTGTACTGGTTGAAGTCGATGTCGAAGTCGTCGAACATCGTGAGGTCGCCGCCACGGTCCGCACCGATGGTGTAGTCCTGGAGGTTGACCATGATGCCGACCAGGGTCGGGTCCTGGTCCATGACCTCGACGGCCACGATCGAACTGCAGCGGATCGCTGCGGCCAGGTCCTGCGCGGTCGGGTAGATGCGCCGGCCGAGCGAGTCCTTGATCAGGAGCATCCGGGCCAGAGCGTCCTCCGTGGTGAAGAACGTCGGGTTGCCGGAACCGCGGTAGTGGCGACGCTGGAGCACCAGCGCGTCCACGACCTCCTCCCAGTCGCTGTCCGCGTCGTCGATGTTGACGTACACCGTGGTGGCGTAGAGGTCGTCGTCCGTCGCGATCGGGCGGATGTGGTCCTCGAGGATCTTGTCGTCGTCACCGACCGAACGGCCGTCACCGATAAGCACCGCACGGGCGAGCTCCTCCTCGAGCATGACGCGCAGCTCGGCCTTGAGCCAGACCACGACGTCGAAGCTGGTGATGTCCAGGATGTCGTCCCGGTCCAGCTTCTGCTTCTTGTAGACGGTCTGCGGGGTGGTGACCCGCTTCGAGACGCGGAAGAACTGCTCCCGCTTCACGTTGCCCTTGACGTAACCCTTCGCACGGGCCTCGTCGAGGGTCAGGTCGGCCATCATGGACTTGATGCGCGAGAACGGCGTGTGCCGGGTCCCGTCGATCACGCCGGCGACCCACTCGGTCCGGCGCTTGCGCCAGTCCGGGGTGTCGGTGACGGACTGGGCGTCCGGGAACAGCACCTCGATGTCCTCGATGCCGTGCTTGAGGGCGTAGTCCTCGACGGCGTCCTTGACGGAGCCGAGCTGCTTGGCCTTCTCGAAGATGCCCTTGATGTCGGAGTGGCTGAGGGTCTTGCCCTCGTCCTTCTTGGTGTCGCTCTGGTCGAAGACGTTGTGCTTCATCTCGGTCTCGGTTCCTTCCTGGTTGTCGAGGTCGCCCTCTTCGGAGTTGTCGTCGGTGGTGCTGTCGGGGTCCGGGGCACCCTTGGTCTCGGTGCCCGGGTCGTCCCCGGGGTTGTTGTCGCCGGCTGCGTTCTCGTCCTCCTCGGAGGGCTCGTCCGCACCGGTGTCGTCGTGCTGCGCAGCAGCCTCGGTGGCAGCCTCGACGGCAGCCCCGACCATGTACTCGACGACCTTCTGCTGCTCCTCGTCCATCGAGTTCCATACGTCCTCGATGGTGCGATCGGAAGCGGCGTCGGCGTGCTCGAGCTCGAACTCGAGACCCGTGTAGATGATTGCCTCGTCCTCGCGCTCTTCGGTCCACGTGTCCACGCCGTCCGAGTGCTGGATGGCGACCGCGTCGATCAGAGCGCCGGGGTTGGCGCCGGCGAGGACCAGAGAGACCTCGCGGATCTTTCCGTGGAGGACCTGCTTGGCCTTCTCCACGAGCTTGTTGGCGTAGATCGAAAGCTGGTTGATGTCCTTGTGTCGGACAGCCTCCTTGGCCTTCTGAGCGTTCTCGGACTCGTTGAAGAAGGCCTCGCAGTAGACGCCCTCGGGACGGTTGTAGAGAACCGCGTGACCCAGAATGTTGCTCGGGTCGTTGTGCAAATGCTGCCAGACCAGGGGAACCTGAAGCCCGTCCTGCTCTGCGAAAGCATTGGGCGTGATGGTCCGACCGTCGGCGCACTTGAGGCCTGCCTTGGTGGCCCAGCCGCTGAAGTCAGCGGTCTTAGTACCTGCCATTTTGACAGTCTCCTTCCTTGTGTGGGTGCACGACCATCATGCCGTGCTTCGATTCGCCGCCGATCATGATCGTCGCGCATTCGCGATGGCAGCCTGAAGATTTTCGCGTGTCCGCGCAATCGCGGCACGAACTTGTGCTTCGGTCATGCTCCCGACACCGGAAGCGTGGCCTCCACCGCCACCTCCGGACTTGCCGGAGTCGTGCTTGCGATTCGCGGCGAGCTCGGTCTTGTGTTTCTCCCGATACTTCTTGGCATCGCGAGCATCCTTGCTCTTGTCAGCAGCGGTCTTGTGATCGTCCTTCTTGTGCGAGTTCTTCTTTGCGTTCGCCAAGAGCTCGTGAAGACGAGTCTGGAGTTCGCTAAGTCGACTCTTGAGGTGGTCGATCTGCTTTTGTTCTGCCGGAGAGATTTTGTTGGCTGCGGCAGGCTTGGCTGCGCCATGACCTCGGCCCTTGCGGTCTTTCTCCTTTGACCCATGCGGACGTCCCTTGAGGTTCTTGTGTGCCTCGTAGTAGTCATGGGCTTTCTGGGGGTCGTACTTGGCGGGGTTATAAGGGTGCGCCCCATGCATCAGGGCGCCCGCAATAACCTCGTCGACCGACTTACCCACTTGGAGACCCACCATCGGGAAGATCGAACTCCGAGAATGCGGCATCGATCGCCTTGCTGACTTCGTCGAGAGCAGCATTGGTCGAGTCCGAAGACGAAACCACCTCGCCGGGAACGACGTCGGTCTGAGAACCGGGCGTCGTACCCTGAGGCATGTTGCTGTTCTGAAGCTTGTCCGCAGCCGGATCGGTCGACGGCTTCATTCCGATCGCCTGGCGAAGCTCGTTCGGAGACATGACCTCATTACGCGACAGAACATCGGAGACCTCCGCGAAGTCCGAAATCGGCATGAGCTCGAACGGATTGCGGAAGTACATGATGGTCTGACCCTGAGTTCGGGCCGTCTTGGTCAGGAACTTTCGCTTGACCTCGTCCTGGAAAGCATCGAGGAGAGGCTTGATGGTCCTGTTGTTGTAGTTCAGCATGGTCTTCTCATCCGCAGACCCGTTGAGGATCTCCTTGGTGATGCCAAGCTGGTCGTACAACATGGTCTGCAAATATGTGATCTGATCCATGAGGTTGTTCGTTGCCGGACGGTTCAGCTGAGTGATCTTCTCTGTGCCATCCGTATAGGCGATGCCGTACTTGCTTCCCTTGAGCTGGTACTCGATGTCCTTCCGTCGCTGCTCGGCCTGCTGGCGACGAGTCTCCGACTTGATGACGTAGGGGAGCTGGATGATCATGTCGAGCTTTCCCGATGCGGACTGCTCGTCGACAGAGTCGAGAAGATTCAGCTTGTGGATCAGTCGCTGAAGAGTCGAGTTCTGCTCATTCATGATTCCGTAGAACGGATTCTGAACGATACCGACAAATCTCTTGTCGATCGTGACTTCTTCCTGAAGACCCTTGTCCGGCTGATCGTTGTAGATACGGACCTTCACATGCCTTGGATACCAGGCGGTGACGGTTCCGATTCGAAGCGAACCGATGTCCCAGCTTCCTGAAGCCGCCGGGTCGACCGTTGTGTCGACCGGAACGATCGCAGCAACGCCTTCGCTAAAGAGCGTAAGAGCGTAGTCGCGTAGAAGAGCTGCCGGAACCTGGTCGACGTTGGCGCTAGTCGTCAGACAGTCATTCAGACCGCTGAAGATATCGCCAATGTACTTACCGGTGTCGTCGACACGAACGTGCTTGAACTCGGCCGAGGCGACGTCCACAGACATTCGCGTGTAGATCGAGGAGATGATCGAGCGTTCGTTCGAGACTCGAACACGGACCGAATGTGGAACAGATCCGCCGCCGTACATGGCCCCATAGGAGCCCGGGGTTACTGCAATCGTTCTCGCCTCATCGGCAGCGAAAGCGTTGAACATGTGCTTGAGTCCGCGTGTCAAACGTCCCATT